CTCCCAGAACGCCAAGTTCATCACAAAAGACCCGTTTACGTGTGGAGGGTTCGAGGAAACATACGGCCCCGTCACCCACTTCTCGCGCGAAAGCGTCAGCTCATGCGCCTGTTTGATTCGGTTAATCCAGTTGCTCGACATCGGAGCGCCGTCAGACTCAAACATGAAGACATCCCCGCATGGAAGCTGCCCAGAGTGGTACGCCTTCGACAACCACTCTACCGTGCTCGACCATTGCAAATAGGCCGCATACGGATACTTGATATTTTCGGGGACGGGAGCCTCGAACTCGCTCACGGGGAACTTCTCCCCGCAGTATTGCTGGGTCTCCATGACATCTCTATCCATCGGGCAGTTACTCTGCCGAGAAAACACCAAAACGACGTCATCCCGCCACGCGGGCTCAATGTCTGCCAAGAGCCGCGCGAGCCCGAGCGCCTCTTTCTTGTCCCCCTTCCAAAACTGCAACACCAGAGCCAGCGGAAGGCCACCGTGCGACGCCTTCTGCTTCTGGCGCTCCTGCTCAAGGAGCTGAATCGCCGCGCCCGTCGCCCCCAGTGGATGGCGCTCGATCATGTGCGGCGCAAGCGTTGTCGGCGCCTCTCCCTTCCGCGCCTTGGGCGCCTTCCGCACCAACCGCAGCAGCGCCAGCTTGTTCTCCACCCCTACCGTCCAGTTCGCGTGGTGGACCAGAATGTCCCGCGGTGGGTGCACCTCCATGCCCGGCGTCCAGTGGTGCCCCTCCTGCCCTACCGAGTAGTATCGCCTGGACAACATCGTCCATCTGATCCCGCTGTGCTCAAGGATTTCGTTCATGGCCTCTTGATCAGACCGCACTCCACGCGCACGCGCGAGCACATCGCGGAATAACTGATGCATGGTTGGCGACGGCTTTACGATGAAAAACCCCGCGCAGGCTCCACCCTCGCCGTCGTCCTGAAACGCGATGTCGTTGTCCCCGAGCTGCGCCAACAGGTCTTGCTCAATTGGCCCGTAGAACCGCACGTCGCAGTCAGAGTAGACGAACGGCACACACTCAGTCCGGCACGCCTCGATGACAAGCTCAACCTTCTTGGCGAACGTCTTCGCGGCCCCCTCCTCGGCAAAGCTGCCGCTGGCCGTGACCTGCGGGAAGCGCTTCAGCACTAGGCGCATCCCCTTGGGGATGGACGGTTTGAAGTGCTGGTCCAAGAAGCGCTGGTGGGTGCGCGTGTAGCAGGAGAAGATTTTCATCGCTACTGCTTTCTTCCGAGCACAGGGGGCTTCGGCGGCGCGCCAGCCGTCGGCGGTGCAACGACAGGCTTCTCGCCCGTCGACCCCGCCTCCGCATTCACGGCCTTCGCGATCACGGCCGCATGCTTGGCTTGGAATTCCGCAATCGTGAGAACGCCATCCCCGTCCGGCCACTCAGGCAATCCGAGCTGCGCCAGCGCTTGGTTGACCGTCACGATTGCCCCTTGCATGGTCGGCGTGAGGGCGAGCATCGCGGAGCCTTTCTCACTCCCGGGCAATCCTTCCTCAACCGGCTGCCCCTCTTCTGGCTCAGGCACCTTCAGGGCGGCGTTGTCAACATCCTCTTGGGTCATGCTCCGATAGAGGCTATCTTCCTTCGTCTCGCGCGCGGCGAGCCCCGGCGTGATGACCTGGTCGTCTATGCGGATGTGGTCAGCCTCGGCCCGTGTCTTGTTGATCGTCGCCTTCTCCATGGCGGTCGGTTCCCAGAACGGCCGATAGACCACGTCAAACCCGTCGGGCACGCTCCCCAGCTCGTCGCGCACAATCCACTCCAGCAGCGTGAGGTGCTTCGCCTTGAACGTGTTGTCCCGCTCGGCCGCTAGGTTGTCGTAGTAGTTGCGCAGACTCGCATCTCCAGTTGCGTTCAGCCCCGCGGGTTCATCGCCGAACAACACACTCACGGGATAGCCAAACGCGCCTGCAATCTCCTTCATGGCCTTCTCCCAAATCTTGTCCAGCCCCCCGAAGTTGAACGTGCGCTGCTCCGACTTCTCGGTCTTCATGTCGAGCACGAGAACATTCCACAGGCTCGCGAGCCGGTGAGCCGCAGCATAGCGCGCAGCCATCTGCTGCTGCCCCGATGCTGTCGCCGCCATCGCGGCAGCCTTCTCGGCATAGATGATTTCTTGCCGAGCCTTTGGCACCAGTGACGTGATGGCGGACGTGAGCATACTGTACTGCTTGATCGGTTCGATCACTACCTGCAGAACGCTGTCGTCCCAGTAGGCGTTGCTGATTCGTGTGTACTCGTCGACCTCATCTCCTCCAAAGCGCAGTACCCGGGTCCAATGCACCTCCTGGCCCGCAAGCCCACCCGCTACCCCAGTCAGCATGTGGGACATCGGATTGCCACAGTTCGGGCTGTTCATATCGTTGTCAATCTGGCCGTTGTGGGTCGCGCGCCAGCGGTCGAAAACGAAGATTCTTTGAAGACTTCCCTTCGTGATCGAGGAGTAGTCCACCTGCCCGTTTTTCACGGGCAATGGCTCTTTCAAAAGCTGGCCCTTGATGATCGGCACGAGTACCGCCCCCCCGAACTCCCGGCCCATCGCCATCACCTTGACCAGCATGGCGTTCGCCGCCCACTTTCGCATCAGTGCCGAGCGCACGCGGTCTCCGTCGGTATTCTTCTTGCCCTTCTCCTTCTCTCCAAGACCCTCCCACACAAGATCATACCCGGGGCGCAGCATGTCCTGCGGCTTCTTCCACACCACCTTGCGCGCGAGCCACTGGGCGCGGACCATGTTTCGAATCTCCTGCCAGCTCTCCGTGGCGGCGTACAAGAACCTCGTTGCGCTCGCAGGGTCGTTTACCCCGCCTTGGCCCGTCATCCAGTTCGCGACGGCGTCGAATGCCTTGCGGTCGGGGAACGGGCCGAAGTCGTCCGGCGCCGCTGCTTCGGTCTTCTTGGCCGTCCTACCTCTGCCGCTCTTTCGTTTCGTCATCGCGGATCCTTTTCTGCGGGCCTACCCGGCGCCGCCGTAGTACCTGAACGGGTCGTCATCTTCGAGGCAGTGTTTGAACGCCCCAGACAGCGCATCGACGGCATCATCATGCGTGCCCTTGGCCGGGAAGGATTCAAGTTGCCCGAAAAAAGCGTCGTTCCATGGGCCGCGAACAACGTCGATATTGCCGTGCTGCCACTGTGCCGCTACCGGCTCGGCGCGCGTTTCCTTGTCGCCGGTCTCATGGTCTGCGTAAACGTCGAAGCCGGCCAGCTCAAGAATGTAGCTCTCAGCCTGGTCCTTGCCGGCCTGCGCTGGGTCTTGTGGAACGCCGACCGAACAACCTACGCCATCGTTCTCAGCCGAGCGTCTCACAAGCGCTCGCACGTCATTCGCGCGCTTGCGAGCTATCTCACAGTGGGCTACGACGAATCGGCCGCTCTTGTATCGGCCCAACTTGAGCCCCCACGTGAAGTCAGGATCGGGGCTCGCCTCGCATGGCTCGGTAGCGGCCAAGTCCCAGCGGCGCGTCCACATCACGACGTCATTCGGGACGGCGTCGATGATGCGGCAGTCGCTGCGGCGGAAGTAACTGCCGGCGTCCGCTCGGATCTTCCAGTTGCCATCGAGGAGCCGCGCACGGTTCACGCGGGTCATCGCCATGAGCTTCCCGCGATAGGCTGGGTCGGCGCGCTCTAGGATGACGTTCTCTTCGAGCTTGCCGGGGATGAAAGTTAGGCTTTGGATGTCCACATCTCGAATAGTGGTCCCCGGTGGCAGCGCGGCCCGCACCTCGTCGCGTGTGTCGCCCCAGAACATCTCGTTCGACAAGCGCGTGAAGTAGCGAAGCACGCCGCCGCGTTCGGGAATCGGGTAGCCCGTCTCTTGGTCGATCCACCACGAGATAAGTGCGGCCACCCAGGAGTCAGGGTCAGGGTTGCAGGTGCCCATCGTCCAGGGTCGCACGCCGCAGCCGCTACGATTGCGGCTTTGCAGGTACCAGAATTGCTCAGCCGTGAAGTGGGTCAACTCCTCGAACAGCAGCAGCGCCGCCTGGAGCCCCTGGTAGTCAAAGCGCGTGTCTTCGCGCTCGATGTGGGCCATCTGGAGGGTGGCGCCACTCGGCCACGTCCACTTCTTGTCC